TGCTTTCATCATAGAATCTTTCATCATAGACCCATCAGGCATCATATGCATTCCACCCATTCCCATTTTTTTTGCTCCGCCTGCTTTCATTTTAACAGAGCCACAAGTTGCACATTTTTTCATAGTATTATAGTTTTAACATTTCCATTTTCTAAGTGACTTATTGATTCTGCTATCAGGATCATTAGCCGTTTTTGCACTAGTAAGTTTTTTCTTCATGCCAGACATTCTAGCACAAAAGCTTTTCTTTCTAGAACCACCTTCTGGTTGAGGTGCTTTTAACCCAGGTTTGCCGGGATTAGCTTTATTATAAGAAGCTCTTCCTGCAGCATTAAGGCCTCCACTTGGAGCCTTACCTTCTTTTCTTTGCCATGCTGGTGATTTTGCCATTAGCTTTATTATTTCTTAACGCAGTTATTATATGTCTTACCATACATAGTTTTACTTCCCTTCTTCTCATATCCTGGCCAACAGTTCTTAGCAGAACCTCCTTTAGCCATCTTTGGAGTCTTACCCGTCTTCTTCATAGAAACTGCAATAGCAGCTTGTTGTGCTTTAGTCTTTGCCATTATCTATGTCTTGCTGCTTTTGCTGCAATGTTTTTTGGTTGTTTAACAAATTGTTTACCCTTCCTATTACCTTTAGCTTTAGCTTTATTAGTAGCAGCTTTCTCTCCAGAAGATAAAGAAGACCAAGCAGCTTCAGGTAAATATCTCTTAGTACCTTTAGACTTAACTTCCTTTGATGATCCTTTCTTTTTATTAGCTGCAGTGCCAGAGGTCATCCACTTTTGTGCAGACCAATCTCTAAGACTTTGTTGAGGATCTTTAGCCATTACTCCTTTGTTTTATAGCCACCACCTTTGGTTTTGTATTCCTTAGCCATTAGTTGTGCTTTTCTAGCAGACCATTCTCCGGGATCTCCGCCTTTACTTCCAGCTTTGAGTCTCTTGAATATAGTCTCTCTCATACCAGGCTTAGTGTATACCCCTGCTTCATTTACTTTAGATTTACTTTTAGCTGCCATATTATTTCTTTTTAGCCATAGCCTTAAATGTTCTAGCTAATGCTTTACGTTTAGGAGTACATGTTGCTTTAGACATTGGAGTGCAGTAACCCTTATGTTTAGGGTTAACTGCACCTTGTATCCAATTCTTTTTTTCAGCCATTATTATTTTCTTCTCTTAATCGCTCCACCATGTTTTTCTTTACTAAGATCCACAAATTTACCACCTACTTTCTTAAGGCGCTTTGAGATACTAGAATTTGATCTTGATGAAGATGATCCCCCTTGAGCATCAGAACTAGAGTTAGAAGATCCTCCTGTTGAGTCAGATTTACTTCCAGATAAAGGGTTTGCCTGTACTTTAGTTGTTTGATTATTGCTGTTAACATTAGTAGTAGTTGAAACAGAACTAGGATTTTTTCCACCACGTAATACTAGAGCAGTACGTTCAGCTTTAGCATCTTTAACAGGACCTAGCACTTCTTCTTTTCTAACTTGTTTATTCCAACGTCCTTCTTGACGAGCTGCTTTATCAGCTGCTTTGTTTGCTACTTTAGTTGCTGCTCTATCTTGTCTTATATCAGCTCTTTCGGATCTGCCCTCAACACGAGTAGTACGTCTATCTTGACGAGCCTCGCGTCTCTCAGGAGCACCAGGACCTTTTCCTACTACAGCTTTAACAGTATTTTTAACTCCTCTACCTACTGCAGAGGCAGCATCAGCAATTGCATATCTAGTATCAAGTGCTGCACCTCTTGCTGTGTTTCTTACTTTTGTTTCGCCGTTTTTAACAACTTTTTTATAGTAAGGATCATAGGAGTTTTTTATTACTGATTTCTTAACATCGCCTTTTCTATTTCTAACTACAGTTTCTTTAATAGAAGAATTAGCAGGCGCTCCAACTCCAACAAGAGGAGTTGTTGTTGTTGTTCTTCTAGGAACTTTGGGTTTTTTAGTCATTGTATTATTAAATTAAATTATTTTTTACATCCACAACCCTTCTTTTTAGAAGGATATAAAGAAGACAAAGCCCCACCCATTTTGTAGGAGGGGTTTGTTTTACTAAAACCTATTAGGTTTCTTTTTTCTTCTGGAGTAAGAATAGGCATCTTACTTAACCTTTGTTTGTGGGTTACGTCTTTCTGGTTTAGCCAATGGTGTATTTACTCCGCCAGATTTTGCATTTTTAGGTGCACTGTTTTGCGCAGTTGCTTTTGGATTTAAACCTACATAAGTGCCGCTAGACTTAGGTGCACGTTCTACTATAACTGGTGGATTAAGATTTACGTAAACACCACCGGACATATTCTTTGTTGCCATTTTGATATATATATTAAGTTGTTATACTAAAGATAGTTATTGATTCCAATACTTTTCTACTTTTTTCATTAAATCTAACAAAATTTCTTCATTAAGTGGATTATTCAAATACTCTACAACATCTGGTTGATTACGTCCAAGTAATACATTTTTATCTTTGTGGTAAATAAAGCCATCACTTTTGGCCACAATGAATTTATAAAATGTAGCATCTTTTACAAGAGATCTTAATTTTAAAACTTCCATACTTAAATCACAAGCATCAAGAAACATTTGTGCAGCGCGATTTGAACTTTTTTCTGAACCCTCGCCTCCAATAAAGTTATCCATGTTGTCATAGATAATATCATTTGGTGTATTCTTTTTATACTGAGCACTAGCAGTATCAACTACTTTGGCAACGTATAAAAGCTTATTCATATTTTTATCAAATAGTTTTTGTAATTCAGAAAGAGCTTTATTACGTAACTTTTTACTTTCAGTTTTAGTTGATACAGTCTCAACATGCTTATCTAAGAAAAACTTAGGTGCTGGCATTTTTGATCTAGCATCTTCATAGCTTTTTGCAACAATGCTAAAACCACCTGCGTTAATTGCATATAGTTTAATTAAATCATATGGATCTTTAGGATCTAAATAAATTGGATCATTACCCACTTTAATTTCAATCTTTGACCAAAATTCATCATTGTCTGGTCTAAGTAATTTTACTTTATTCCAAAATTCTTTATCTTCAGTATCAAGTACATTAGCAGCAAGTTCTTTTTCAATTTCAGAAACTACATTTCTAATTTCTTTGATAACTGCTTCTCTAGTTTCAACATCTGGGATATTTTTAATCTCAGGTGCAAATTCATTAAGTCCTGTTACATATCTCTTGATTCCGTTGAATTCAAGACATGCTAGTTGTTCCATGTGCTTAACTCCTTCATAAAGAGCCATACCATATTTTTCTAAACCCATGTTGACAATACGATCATCAAAGTAAGGTTTAATTGCAATTGGAGAGCGTTTTGTTTCCGAGTACCTCTCAACTTTTGTAAAACTTGTTGCCATGTTTGTTGGTTTTATTTTATTGGTTTTTTGTAAAGATAGTAAAAAGGGGGAGATTTTAGCCTCCCCCTCGTTTACATATTATTTATGATTAGAATGATCCACCAGTGATTGGGTTACGCATAACAATTTTCAATACTTTGGTCGGGTCTTTAACCCAGATCGCAGGCATGTTTTGTGTCATGTATACACGGTAACCGTTGAATTGTCCAGAAGACGCAAAGCCTTGGCTACGTCCCATGTAATCCATAGTTCCGTTTTGGTACCACCACTTCAATTGATTATCCCAAGATAACTTCAACAAGAAGATGTTGTCATTAGTGTTATCTGTGATATCAAAGATAATGAATGAGTAAGAAGACAATGGGAAACCATCAATGATTGGGTTTTCAATGTCGTTAGTATGCAAGTTATCAAACGCTGGATTCAACACAAACTTCACGTTAGCCAAGAATGGAATAACATAAGAAGTGTAAGCAAATCCAAAGTTCAAGTCCATACCTTTACCAGTGATTGCTCCGATGTCAGCAGCTTGGATCAACAATCCTGAAGACATAGCCTCACGTGCAATTGCTGCATTAACCATACGCATACCTGCCATACCGGTTTGTACGATAAGCTGACGCTTAGGATCTGGACCTTGGAAGTCAACCTTACCAGCGTAGAAGTTGTACAATTCAGAACGGAACAAATCTAAGTTGAAACCAGCCTTGTTGTATACGCGCTTGAACGAGTTGTCCAATTGCTTCCAAAGACCCACTGATAAACGAATATCATCTGGACCATCTTGACGCACGCGACCACCTTGTCCCCACATTAAGTAAGTTTCAATGTCACTAGCTACTTTAGTTAAGTGAGCTGCTTCCATTGCAGTTAAGAATGTACGAGATAATGAACCATTACCCATTGCACGCTTAACATAATCCTTACCCATACGCGAAACCATGTTGTCAAGGTTAGCTACAGATGGATCCATGTTCTTGTCAAAGTTACGCCAGATTTCTACTACTGGTACAGTACCATCTGCATTCATACCACCCTTGATCATAAGATCCGCGCGAGATGAAATAGAATAGTGTACGTGTGCTTCTGCTCCTCCTACGAAATTGTAGAATTCACGGAATCCGGTAGCTGTTACGATGTCAGAGAAACGCTCTCCGTATTCACCGCGTGCAGAACCTTTACGGAAGATTTTAGTACCTGGTGCAAGATAGTTAGTTGATAAAGCAAAAGAGCTATCATTGTTAACCAATTGTACAGTGTACAAAAAACCATCACCTAGAGGAATAATATCATCTACAGTGATGTATAACTCAGCACCGTTGTACTTGTCATAAGTGATGATATCACCATGTCCAAATTCTCTGCGTGAGATTTTAATTTTGAATGTAGTACCATCAGCACCTACTGATTCAGCGCCTTCTAATTCTACATCATCAACAATGTAAGGAAGATCTAGTACAACTGGCGTTTGCCATTTGTATTCACCTCTTGCATTGTCTACATTAATTACGTTCTTTCCACCAAAGCTAGACATTTGGTACAAAGGCATTTCTACCTTTTGCGCCATTGCCCAAAGATCCACTGGTCCTAAATCCATAGGTTCAGAGTTCTTGAGCATGTTAACCAAGTGGTAAGAATCTACGTGTGAACTAGCTGCGTAGTTGGTATCTCGTAGATATATACCATTGTTTAAAACTGGAGTTGACATGTTTTATTTATTTAAGGGTTAGTTAATTTATCGTTTAAAAAAGTTATCATTTCTAGGAATACGGCGTTGAACCTTTTCCTCTTTCTCTACAACTGGCGAGCTAACTGTGCGGCGAGCTTCTTCTGTTTTAAGCTGGCGTACTGTTTTCTCTACCTGTGCATTTTTGCCTTGCTCTCTGATCTTAGCTTTGTAGCCTTCTGCATCAGCTAGCAACCAAAGTGCTTCCGCTATTAGGTCATGTCTTGGTTCAACATATTGGTATTTCTCCAATAAGTGGCCAAGCATGTTAGTTTGTTTTCCAGAAATTGAAGGATAATTAGGTTGAATAAGACCAGCGTATAACATACCTTGTGTCTTTTTATCTAATTTAACTCCACCAACTTCACCGTTTTTCAAGGTGTCATATACATTATGCATATAGTCTTGAGCTGCCTGTTGTTGTTGTCTTTTCATATGCTCTTGTTGAGCAAGCTTTTGAGCAACAACTTGTTCGTGCATTTTGTCCAACTTTGGTTTGAACTTCAAGGCCTTAGCTTCAAGATCTCCTCTATCACGCCATTCCTCAATTTCTTCTTCAATATCATCTACTGAACCAAAGTTAGTAGCACGCAAATATTCACGTATAATGTGTTCTTGATCTTGGTCATCTCTAGGGTCTAGTCCTCTGGTTTCTTCAACCTCAGATAAAATTCTAAATAATCCTTTAAGATCTTCTCCACCATCTGCAACATATTTTGCTGCAGCTTGTAGTTCTTCTGGAAGTGCTTCAAAAAATTCTTTAGGGGTATCCTGGCGAATTTTGTTTTCTCTTTCACTGAAGTTAGCTTCAAGCAATTCTTCAAAATCCTTTAAAGAATATTCTTCTAAAGGTTTATCATCATCAAATGGTACCAATTGTCCTTTGTCAATGAGCTTTGTTACAAGTTCATGCATTCCGCTTTTATCAAGCTTAGGACGACCTGCAGTTTTTGCAGATGGTTCATCATCATCATCTTTAAGAGGTTCATCTAATAAAGATGCCACCTCTTCTTTGGTAATAGGTTTTATCTTATTACCGTCTTCGTCTTCCTCCTCTTCAGGAGCATTGTCAAGGAACTTTGTGTCAACAGCTGTGCTGCTAAACAAGTTTGGTTTTTTTTCTTCATCTGGAAGCATGATATTATCAGCTCCTGGAATCCCTAATAATTCGTCAAGGTTTACATCAACTTGTGATACCTCGGTTGTTTCTGTGTTTGTAGACATGTGTGTTTGTTGGTTTTATGTGAATGTCTTTACATTAATATACGCAAAACTATCTAAATAAATAAAATAAGTTTTAATGAAATAAAAAAAGTGCGCACTAGATAGCTACACACTTATTTTTTCTTCTTTTCATTAGCGTTTTTCTTTACATCAAACTTATTTTTGTTCTCCATTGCTATTGCTAATTGAGTATCTGCTATTTGTTTTTGCACATTAAGCTTCTCTCTTTCTAGTTGCAACTTTGAAGAATTCTCCTGCATGCGGTTAGATTCTTTTTCTCTTTGTAGTCCAGCGCTGTCTTGATATTGTTGAGTTTTTTGAATTTGACCAAGCATATCTGCATAGTCACTTTGCTTATTCTCATTGATATCTTGCATTGAACCATAGCCTGCAGACTTAATTTCAGCTTCAACAATTCTAGCTTGGCGATCTTTAGCATTCTCAGCAGCCTCAAACTCCATCTTCTGACGAGCTTCATCTTGCTTAGCTTTAAGCGCTTGCTCTTGCATTTGCTGCTCATGCTGCATTTGCTCTTGACGTTGTTGCTGCATTTTAGCATCAGACTCCTTAAGTATGCTGTCAACCTCCGCTATAGAATCAGATTTAATAATATTACCAAGATCAAAGATAGAAGCACCAGATGTATTATTGTTAAGAGCCAAACCTTTAAGTTGTTCAAGAACAGCTCTATGATTTGCTTTAGTAGTGCAGAATACATTTATATCACGCATTAACAACTCTGTACCATTCATTTCAAAGTTCTTACTTTCCTCAGTATTAGTGATATAGCGTAAACGTAATGAAGGTTTAGTAGAGTTATAATACTGTGCTAAGTCGGTACGCATTTGTTGCACACGCGGCATCAAGTAATCTGAATGCTGAATAAAGTACATTTCAGTTTGCGCATATGATCCTGCTACAGCTTGCTCAATTCCAGTAGCTGTATTAGTCTGGCCAAGTTGCTGACCCATACGCTGTGCTGTAATACCAATAGTTTCAAATGCTTGTCCTTTAAAGTATTGTGCAAGTTGAATACGAGACATCAAGCGATTAGTTTGTTCAAGGTCAAGTTTTTGGTAATGCTGGAATGCTAATGCATTTTCTGTATTCGTGATTGAAGTATCTAGGGGAAGCATTTGGAAGTTCTTCATTGCCACATATGCCTTTGCTAGATTATTCTTTCCCCAATCTTCTCCTAATGAGTGGCGAGGTAAAGCATTCTGATCCAGTAAGATAACTGTCCCTAGTTCATCTACAAGTATATCTGCAATTTGGTTATTTACAATGTTGTACCCAATTTGAAATGGCTTCATCATATCTACTAAAGAAGTAGATCTTGTATTACGGTCCGAGAATACAGAGCCTTCCACAGGAAGTTTACAACCATAAAGAGATTCATCTCCTTTAAATTGAAACTTAAGTGGACCAACTTCATTTTGATTTACTCCTAAATAAATAGGATTAATACCTCCTGGGTTTTTAGTTCCCCAGAATGATGGGTGATGTGGTCCAATCTTAACCCCACCCCATACATCATTAATCCAAATCCAATCTACGTGATCACCAAATACCAAGTTATCTTTAGTCTTATTTTTTACAAGACGTGTATTATAAACAGGTTTATCTACAACCTTATAATCTTCTGTAACAATATCTTGAAGTACTGTACCATCATCAAAAATTTTGGTTAAGTGACCTACTTTGCGTTGTGATTTCCAATATACCGTAGTAACACGTAATAAGTTAATTGTTCCAAAATCATAGAAGTCCTCATTCTCGCTCATGATCCAGTTAACAATATCACCTCCTACTAAAGTATTATCCCACATTGAAGTAAACTGGCGATATCCTAAAGATGGCATATTGGTATTCCACTCATGTGACTTAGTACCATCATAGTAAGTACCGTCATTTTGATAACCCTGAATTGGGTAACCAGCAGAACGTACTGGGTAAATAGCCTCAAGAGTTGCTAGTTGTTCCTCAGTCATCAACCAACCATATGCATCTATTGCATCTGACACGGTCATCATATCAAACTTACCCACCCAACTAGCATCTGACATGTAGCGTACTTCAGGTGACTTATGGTAGAATGTTAATACCGGATTCCATAACTCAATGTTGTAGTCATCCTCCATCATCTTAAAGTGCCAGAACTCGCGGTCTGTAATTAACATATCGCGGAAACCGCGCTCCTCTAACTCATCCATTCTAAAGCGCTCTGTATCAACTTGTAATTGATGCTCGGCCCATTGCTCTATCATAGACTTGTATGACTTAGAAAAAAAGCTTTGAATTTCAGGTAAAGATTTTAATGATTCGGGTTGCATTGCTTGTTGAAACTGCTCATCCTCTTCTCCAACACCCATCTCTTGCATTGTCATCATCATCTGCTTTTCAGCATCTGCTAACAATGTTTGCTCAAGTTCTGATCGCTTAAGCTCCATCATCTCATTATAAGAGCGATCATCTACTCCTTTAAATGAAACCTTACTATTTCTTTTTGCAAATTCTGCTACTAATGTATTGATTACATTAGGAACAATTGGATAAAACTTTAACTCAAGTGCAGATGCATCTTCTTTAGTTAAGCTATCAATCATGTCTGCATACTCATTATCTTCTTCGATAATGTAGTCATTTCTATCAATGATGCCTTTAGCCAGCTTGTAGTTCTTTAGTAAGCGACGCGCATTTCTACGCACTTGTCTTAGACCTTGCCACTCAATCCAATCTAGATTCCAGTTAGCCCAATCCTTGTCTTTTTGGTCGCGAGATATAAATTGAATAGGCTGGTTAAGAGTACCCATTTTGTTGTACTCAACTTTGGCACCAGCCTTAATTTGCATCGCATTGTATATTTCCATACTTATCTTATATTTCTAAATGGTTGTCTTGGTATCTTCATACCGCTAAATCTATTACTTCCACCACCTACGTGACGGAAAGGGCTCATATTCAATTTACTGAAATTCTTGTTGTTATCCAAGTTTTTTGCTAGTCCAGTTTCCTCATAACGCTTTTTATAACCTCTATTTGCTTGTTGCACTTTAGCAAAAGCAATTAATGCCGCAAATGATACAAGTCTATCCACGTTAACTCCATCTCTATAAGCCTGCATTTCTCTCATCAACATGATGTCTGGAATACGCTCAATGCCATAGGTTGTTTTAACCACCTTGCCGTCATCAGTTGTTTCTTCATGAAGTTCTTCTTTAAGAAAATCAATAGCATAACTTATCATATGGCTTTTAAATAGAGTACCTGTATTTCTCCAGCCATATTCCTGGAATACATTAGCGTTAGCCCCTATATCTTTTAAGAATAATATTTGAGATCTGGGTACAAGATACTTCTGTTTTTTTCTATACATCATATAATTAATGAATTGGCTAATGTTATTCTCAACAATAGTCCAGGCATTATACCATTCAATAATTAATTCTAAACGCTCGTGTGTTTTATTAATATCATCAAAGCG